CCTCCGCCTCCGCCGCCGCCGCCGTAGTTTGACCAATAGCCGCCGAAGTTCTGCATCTGCTGCATGGTTCCCATAGTGGAAGATGGCGCTCCCATTTGGCTACTAGCGCTTGGTGGTGCAGATCCACCGCTTGCACTGCTTCCACCCATTCCGCTTGCCATTGAACTGATGCCAGATCCCATCAATGATCCACCAACAGACATGAGCGCGTTTCCACCCTGCATCAGTTGAGATCCAGCAAGTTGCGCAATCTGTCCTCGGTATCCAAAGTAACCCTGAAGACCAGTCTGCCGCATGTTGTATTGATTGTTGAGACCCTGTTGATTCATATTCGCAATGTTGTTGGAGTAGGCTCCGTACATGTTTGACAATACTCCAGCGCCCTGCATTTGCATTCCACCCAGTCCAGCACCCATCTGCGCACTGAGGCTGCTCAACCCCGCTGCTCGCTGAGCCTCAAGGGAGGACAAGTGCTGAGAGTACTGCTCTCGAATCAGACCCTCTTGCATGGCGCCTTGCGACGAGATCTGATTGAGTTGACCTTGACCAAACGAGGTTTGACCGATGCCGCTGAAGGCATTGCGCGCAGAGGTTCGTGAGGTCTGCATGCCGATGCTCTGTCGCAACGACGCGATACTGGCATCTCGACCTACTGAGTAGGTTCCGATTGCCTTGTCCATACCAGCCTCGTACTGCGTTCGAGCCTGATTGAAGTAGTCTCGGTAGGTGTCCTGAGCCGTAGTCATGTCCTGACGGTACATGCCGATGTTCGCCTCACGGTCTGCTCGATATGAATCGAGGATGCCGTTCAGCGAACTCATGTAGTCATCAGACTCTTGGTTGTAGGTGTTGCGGATTTCCGATGCCATTCCACGCATGGCTCGTCGACGCTGACCATTACCAAAGGCGCCCATTACGGCGCCTGCGCCCATTGCGATTGCTCCACCAATAATGCTCATGGTACTGATCCTCTCGATTTTCCTACTTGTGAAATTACAACAGACATCCGCTCAATCGACCAAGGTCGACCATCCGATGCGATGGTCAAATACATCGCTTCAGACCTGATTCGCGTCTTGATCGCTTCATTGCGACCAGCAGACAGGAATCCGATCTCTGTGACCTCAGATGTCTCGAATGAAGCGCCAGACACATTGACACTGTCGACTGCGGGGACATCAATAAGGTTCGCCATGAATCCATCTGGACTTGCCGCGTCAGTTGTCGTCTTCTCGTATTCGGCTTCGTCACCAGTGTCGGTCACCCAAACGATCTTCCACTTGGGGCTTACATATTTCAAGACGTAGTCCGATGGACCTTGGTAGATCGAAGCCGTACCAGTGGTAAACGGATCACTCTTTGAATACGAACCAAATGGCTTTATGGCAAACCTGCAATCGACCACCGTTGGGGTAGGCGCAGCCTTGTCTCCGCCGTCGTAGGTGATAGTGACCGCTGATGGTGTTGCACCTTCGCAGTCAATCTCAAACGGATTTATGTTGGATACGAATAGGGTGTCAGCCTTTAGACCAAGAGCGCCCTGTGCGGTATCTCCAGTTGATACCGTCAGAATAGGAGACACGCTCAAATCGGTGAAGGAAGACGGAACCTCGTATTCGTCCTCTGCCAAATCGATTCGGACTTCATTGAGCATCACCCTGTATGGGAGGGGAGCAATCACTGGACCGACAGTAAGGCTGTTACGAACAAACTGAGCAGTCTGATTCGCGTTAGTCATTACTGAAGTCCAACCATCAATACCTACTGGGTATCCCCGATCAAGCGTGTTGATCGCGTCAGATCCTCCTAGAAACAACTTGCCACTGTTTGTCCTAGAAGACCCGACGTAGGCAGCGGAGGTTGGACCGTACAGAAGTGGATCGGCAAACTTCTGCGCCCAGAACGAATCGGTCTTAGCGTCGTAGTACAGATGAACACTGCTGGATTCAGATCCGTTTACCGTGAGGAAGATCCACAGACCTTCGCGATCAGGATCCCAGCACAGGCATGGGTAGATCTCTCCGTTTGGAATTCCGCCGATCAGATCGAATGCGGTAGTCGAAACGGTTGAATTCTCAGCAACTGGATCGTCATCGATGTTCTTGGATGGGTCCAGTTTGGTAGTGGTCGCGCCCGTAGCGCTTCCACCAATCGAGCGGAGCGTTCCACCAGATAGATCTCCACTGCCTCCGATTGACGGCGTTCCAAAGTCAAGTCTCAAGAAAAACGAATCAAGGCGCCCAGCGCTGATTCGATTGCCTCGATTGAAGTTGAAATCGTTAGGAGACAGGTAGTACAGACCGTCATTGGCAAGTACATACACGCTCTTCTCTTGACCTACAGCCCATGCTCGTGGACCAGCAACGCCAATGCTGTTGGTAAGCGTGACCAGTTGGACATCACCATTTGGAGTATCTGAAAAGATCGGATCTGCTGTAAGGAACGAGAATGAGTTAGAGCATCCGAATAGCAAGCCGCTCTGACCAAACGGGAGTACCGCGACGATGGGATCTCCAACAGTTCCATATGACGCGCTTAATGCTGCTGCTACCGCAAGTCCAGTGCCATCGGCGCCAATCAGTACACCTGAATCCCATCCGTCCGCGTAAGTCGTAGTGACTGATGTGTCTGGAAATGGACCATCTGGTCCGCATGCAAACCATACGTTTGGAGTGCGCTTGTAACCAGCAAGAACAAGACGGGCGCCCCATCTACAGATAAGGGTAGCCCGTTCTCCAGACGCAACTGTTCCATTAGGATCTGTGTGGTATGGACCGCGACGAGTTCCTCCAACCTGACCCCACGCCCAAGCGCCATTTCCCGCCCCACTTCCTGTTGGATTAGTCAGATGGACAAAGGTGTACTGGTCGCCATCAACGAAGTAGAAGTGTTCATTGAATTGAACTCCTTCGACTTGCCTAGTTGTATTGAGCGGAGTACCCCTACCCGTGTTGTTAGTCACGGTTGTGAACGTTCCAGTTGACGCCTGCGGGTCGCCGATCTTGATCACGCCGCCTTGGACGATGATGATCTTTTCAACTAGTACCGTTGACTCGTAAACACGGTAGGTTCCAACGAACTGAACTCCAGAGCCAAACCAGCGCTTCGTACCCTGTCGAGTTCCAATCCTAGTCCGTCCATTGAACACGTCTATAGGCATCACGTTCAGGCATGACGGCGTCATACCTTCTGGAATAGTGCTGTATGCAGACTGCTCCGTGAAGCCTTTGAACGGAAGTTGGATCGGGATCATCGTCATGCTGTTCGGGTCAAGATCAACCAGTACGCTCCGCCACTAACGGTGAGAGCGCCTGTTCCACCGATTGGCGCATTGCTTCCACCGCTACGGGTGTGACTTGAGTCATTTACAATTGACCAAGAAAACCCTCCACCGCCATCTCCAATAACGCCTGACCAAATTGTTCCAGCAGGCGCTCTCAAATGTCCATCCGAAGGGGTGTTGTAGGTAAAAGTTACCGCATTGCTGTTTCCGCACTGTTGTTTGGCAATTGAAGACCCAACCAAGTTGAGGAAGCAAATTGATCCAATGCGAGTGCCTTCAAGATAATTCTTAGTCACAGCATCTTGCGCGGCTGTTGGATCACCGACTCCAGTCACTTTAAATGCATTCATTGCTGCTCCAGCACTGAAGGTGGCTAAGCCAGTGACTCCAAGAGTTCCTCCCATTGAGCAATTGCCAGTCAAAAAACTGGTAGTGGTGCAACTGATGCTGTTAGTAACCAACTGAGTGGAAGTGAAATGCGCGCTTTTAGTGCCGTTGACCGTGATTCCAAGTTGATCTGCTGCTGAGATAAACAGACCAGTGTTGTCGTCGTTCTCAAACGCGATTGATGGAGCGCCTACCAAGCCATTGGCAATTTTGACAATTCCCTTGGCGGTGATGTTCTTTGCCGTGAGATCAGTGCCGTCAGTGCTGCTTGTTGCCCAAGTGTTGACGTTCTCCCACGTTCGCCAAGCAGAACCATCTCCGTCATAGACGCGGATGAAATGCTTTGTAGGAACTGTTCCGTTGCCTTCAGTGCTGAGCGCTTGAACGACAGACGTTCCGTATACGGAAGTCGTCATCATGGCAGCGCCATCATTCGCTACAAACGCGATCGGAGCGTTCGTAGTAATTGTCACTGCTGTCGCCCACTTGAACCTCCCACTCTTCATAAGAGAGGAGTCATTCAGTGACGTAGCGGAACTATCTGCGAATGGAAATGTTCCCGACAGGTAATCAATGTTAGACCAAGTATTACCACCCACTGGTCCGATCTTGATTCCACCCACAGTTCCAGCGGCGTTAAATTGAATACCGACTTCGCCAGCAGCAAGAGTTTCAGTACCTACCCAAGTTGTATCTCGCCGAAGTTGAATCTTTGCGCTCATGGGGTTTCCTCAGTCATATATGACGGTGGTAGTAAATACCAGCCTTCTGGAACAACAATTGAATTCTCTGACCGTGTCCACACCCCATCAACGCGGTGGTACACCCTCATCCTTGCCCCGTTCGGCTCCGCTATCCGCATTGGGCTGCTTTCGGGAACGAATATCGTCCTGCTCCCGCACCCAAGCACGAAGGCGAACAGAAGCAATCCGCAAAGTCTTGCGGTCAACATCAGCATCGACAGCAGTGTTGCTGCGGTCGAAACGCTTCTCAAGGTAAGCGAACAGAGCGAGGGCGAATGCGGCAACAAACTTGTCGAGCATGGCATCACTTCAGTCCAGCCTGCTCGCTGGTTACGGAGTTGTCACGGGCAAACAAGCCGATCCCAAGCGCAGCCAGCGCGCTGAAGATGGCTTCCAACGAGAAGGTGGTGGCGGGGTCGTTGTCAAGCATCGCCCCGATTTGGGTAGCCATGATTGCGACAGCAGCCAAGATTCCAACGGTAGTGGTCTTCCAACTTGACATTTTAAACCTTTTCTAGTTTGGCGATACGCTCGTCGTAATGACTGACTTGCACCTGAAGTCGAGCGATGGCAACTTCAAGGGCGACGATTTTGGAATACACCACAACCGTAGTTGTGATGGAGGTTGCAATGATTCCAAGGGTTGCAAACATGAGTTCAATGGTCATAATTATCTACTGCATTCGATGTCGAGAGCCAAAGCGTCTGTATACAGGAGAGACGCAGTTGTCCCGTTGAGTTTGATGATTCCACAGACCACTCCAAGCGCTCGCGCAGGAAGTGTTGTGATCTTTGGTATCTGCCCTGTTGCAAATGTCGCTACCAAGACGCCGTCGATATAGAACGTTGCCGATGTTCCAGCAGCGTTCACTATGATTTCAAATGAGTGGAAGTTGGTGTCATGCGTTACACCAGTATCAATAGTGGCTGCTACTGAGGCATTTTGAGAACATGCCAGCCACGTTGTTTCACCAAGATTAACCCGTGGAGATTGAAACACAAGAGCATCTGCCGCAAGAGCGGATTGGCTATCGTTGAATCCGATGTGAACAATAAACTCTGCGGTGTTCACAACAGACAAGACTGGAATCTTGACGCAGGCGTATAGCCGATGCTCAGACAATCCAAAGCCAACAGCATCTGTAGCAATTGAACCAATTCCAGCACGTCCAGAGGCAGTTGTTCCAGTTCCGTGAACGCAAATACCAACCCTGTTTCCGTCCGCAAGAGAAACGGTAGAGAAGGTGTTTGATACTCCAGTTCCACTTGAGTAGTTTGACCAGTCGCCAGCAGCGTTCATGTCGGAGAACAAAGAAGAGCGCTTGCGCCTGTTGATTCGACCATCGACGGTCACTAGTCCACTACCAGCAGAAACGGTTACATGGTTACCAGCCGTCAGCACACTCTCATTTGAAAGAGTGCCGTTCGCTGCCATGACCACATATTGAGCGTCTACGGGAGTGCCAGATGCTCCAGCGGGTCCACTTGGACCCGTACTGCCATCCTCAGCCATCAATTCCCATACGGAAGACGGCGGAGGATCGTTGAGGTTGTCCATGACGCACACCCAAGAGGCGTCGTTGTAACGGACAACATCTCCATCGATATAAGAGTTGCTACCGCTCCAAATCCCCAGCCATCGAATGTTCGCAGTTGCCGTAGGAGGCGTTACGACGGGTCCAGAATTGGACGCCATTGCATCCCGCTCGCGCCGAAAGGGGCTGACACGATTCGACAGCAACCTCCCGTAGTCCCTCTGCTGTATTCCGTCCTTGATCGCTGGCGATGAGAAGATCGGACCATTGTCGATCTCGATCAGTCGCGCGGTCAAACCCTCGTCTTCGTATGCCATAGCAAACGAACGTGCATACGCAATCAGCAGAGATTCTGCGTATGTTGGAACGGGGATGGTGAATGTCTCAAGAGTTGAATCTGAGACGGGTTGCCACCGACATCGGTAGCGCACGGTGAGGGCTTCTGAGGTGGTAGCCTGCGGAGTGGGGTACATCTCCAAACGGACGGCTGGCATGCCCGTACCGTCGACCAGCGCCGCCCCAGAAGAGTCAGCCCAAGGACGCGACAGCGTTGCATAGAACGTACTGCCTGCGTTGGTCATGGGAGAAGCGACCCGAAGCGTTTCAATCTGCTCAGGAGACGTAAGTTCGACTATCCAACCAAGACCACCCTTGGAGATAAGGGAGATGATGTCTTCGACATCGGCTGGTAAGACGACATAGTCCTGCTGGGCGATGAGCGAAAGCGGTCGCGAAGTACGCTCTCGAAAGCGCCAAGGCTTCGAGAACAGGTACTGCCCAGCCTGATTGACGATCTCTGCGATCCGCTGATCGCGAGTCATACCGCTCACAATCGACGGTTGACCGCCAAGTGCGAGAACGATGTGACTCTTGAGATTGCCGTAGG